TTTTTATTAAGGCTGTCTGCTTTCATGGCTTGTCTAACAGCGTTTTTACTTCCAACGCTAAAAGATGTTCCTGCTTTCCTAGCATCTAATGCTTTCTTTGCTAATCTACTTCCTAATTTAAATCCGTATGTACTTGGAACACCAATAGAAACTAATGCTTCAGTTAATCTACCTGCTCCATGTTGTTCTGCTATTTCTTCAAAAGGATTTAGTGTATCAAAAAATTGTTCTACTTGACCTGCAAGATTTGTATCTAATCCAAGATCAATTAATTCTGCTGCTAAAGAAAATACTCCTTCAGGTACTTTTAATATACCTGATGCAATACCAGCAGCTCCTGCTGTATACCATGCTGCATCGTTATTTTCTTCCTCAGAAATTAATGGGACAAATTCTGCCATTTAACCTCCTACGGTGTAAACATTTGCTGACCAATTCCTAATCCAAATAAATCTGGACCGCCATATTTAGATACTGTCTTTTTTTGTTCTTGTGTTAAATCTGGAATTACAATATTACCTATTGAACTAAATTCAGTAAAGCCCAATACACCATCTTTAACTGTTAATAATTTAAACTTACCATCATAAGGATCAAAAAATACTTTTCCTACTTTATTTTTTAATTTAGGTAATTGTTTTTTTGTTGCGTTTTCATCTTGTAAATCAAATTCTAAAATACCACCTAAACTTTCTCTACCAACTGCGTCTAGTAATTGTTGTTTATAAACAGTTTGGTATTCAGCTATACGTTCAGCTTCCGGTGCATCGTATCCACTTTCAATAGCTTGTTCTAAAAACACATTGTATAAAGGTGATTTATCTCCTTTTTGAGCTGCTATTTTTTCCATTGCAAACTCTTGTTCAATACCTATTTGCCCTGCAGTTTGTTCTAGGTTACGATCATATTCTCTACGTGCTTGTTGCGCTTTTAAAAATTCTTCTGATGGATTTTTATATGATCTAGCAATGTTAGCCATTAAACCTTCACCTGCTCCACCGCCTCCTACTAAATTAAGTCCACCACCAATTAACATTTCATATAAACTTGTATCTCTTGGTGCTTCTGTTTTTAAAGCTTCTAAAGCTCTTTCTTTATAAGTTCCTTGTTGATAACCTTTACGGTCTACTAATCCAGTCATAATACCCTGATTAGGAGTACCACCTTTTCTAAACATTGGTCTTTTTAATATTCTTGACATTATTTATTCATCATTCCATATATTCCGGCAAGTGTAGAGCCTATTCCAAGTGCTGTACCAAGTGGACTAGTTTGAGGAGGAGCTTGACCTATTGTAGTTCCATAACCTTGCATTCCACCCATTAATCCAGTTACACCTGATCCTAACATACCTAATCTTTGTTGTGGTTCGTTTACTGCCATACCAGCAAATTGTCTTTGTGCATCTAATACCGCTTGGTTTTGTGCTTGTTGCGTAGCACCAAGTGTGCCTAAACCTGCAATCTGTCTTTGAACATTGCCTAACGCTGTTGTTCCAAGTCCAGATTGTTGTGTAGCTAGTGCTTGTTGGTTAACAAAATCTTGTTGTCTTCCAGCTTGCGCTTGTTGAAATCCTGTTTGTCTTAATTGAGCTAGTAAAGCTGCTCGATTCTGGTCGCTTTCTGTTTGGTATACAGCTTTTTGAACTCCTTCTCTACCACCACCATAAGCTCCAGGTACTCCAAGTGCTGCCGCTGCTCTTTCATTTTCTCTTCTTTGAGCTTGAGCATCAAATTCAGTCATAGTTGCATCAATAACGTCTTGTTGATAAGGCGACATGTAAGCAGTTCTTTGTGCTGTTGTCATAGGACCAGTCAATACTCCTGCTGCATCTGCTGCTGTTGCAGCTTTAGTTGCATAAGGTTGATAAGCACCTAAACCAAAATCAGTTGCTGTTGCTTGTTGATATGCCGCTGTTTGCATAGGATCTTGCGCTGCAACTTGCGGTGCAAGTAAACCCATACTTTGTTGTGTTATATCAAATTGTTGTGCTTGTGCTTGTCTTTGTTGAAACTGTGAAAGTGTTTCACCAGGCATCTGTTGTGTTGCTTGTGTAATTGCTGGTATACCAGCTTGTCTTGTAAGATCAGCTGCATAAGTTTTACCTAATGCTTCTATATATTCTGGTTGAAATCTTTGGTCTTGTGTTATTCCACCTGTTTGAAAACCTACTCTTCCACCTTTATTATAATTATGTAACTTTAAAATTTCTCTTAATACTTTAACTCCACCAAAAGGTTTTACACCATGTTTTTTTACATCATATTTTAATTCTTTTAGTTTAAATATTTCATACTCTGATAATCCACCATCATTATATCCAATTCTTCCGCCTTGAGCTGCCATCATTTTTTCAGGTAAATCGGGTCCTGTTGGTTTAGGTGCAAAAGGATTAATTGGATCTTCTGGACTTGGTAATACTGGACCACTAGCCATTTGATCAAGTATTTTTTTTGCTTGTTCTATAGCGTCTTCTATAGATAAATTTGGATCTGCTTCCATTAAATCCTCTACAATACGTTCTATAATTTTATTATTAGCATCCATTTCAATACCACCTGCCATCTTCATAGGTGCTTTAGGTCCTTCATTACCTTCATAAGTAATATTTGGTGCACCAGCATCTAGACTAGTTATACCTTGTCTTTCCATCATTATGTAACCCTTCTCTCTAAATTTTTCATTGTATCATACATCTTTTGTGCTCCTAATTCAATATCTCCGTTGCCCGCTCCTCGAACCGCGTCAGCAGTAAATACAAATTCGTTTTTAGCTAACATAGCAGGTACATCATCTTTCTTTTCTCTAGCGCCTAGCGGCTGGAAGCCACCGTTCTGTCTCATATCAAATTCCATTCCATCAGGAGCCATTCTTGGTATTCCTGGTAAACCGTTTGGTCCTGTTCCACGCATTTGACCTACTCTTCCTCCTTTAGACATAAACTGATTATATCTTTCAATACCCATATCTTCTATTGCTTCTTTTTCACTATAATATCTTTTACCATCTATAACTATTCCTTCGGGACCAAATGATCCAAAATTTTCTGCATAATTACCTGAAGGAGGCATCATTAATCCCATAGGCATTGGTCCTCTTGGTCCCACTACTGGTAACACAGGTCCCATTGTAGCAGTGTTTGTGTTTACAGTTGGATTTGCTTGCATAAATTTATTAAGCTCAGTTATTTGTTCATTAGTTAAAGTTTCCTTATATGGTCCTGGGGTTGCTGGTGTATAACCTGGCAACTTGCTTCTCGCTGCTGCTAACACGCCTTCGTTAGCCGCTGCTTGCGCTTGGTTTCTTCTAATATTTTCTTGAAGTGTATTAGCCATTGTAATACCGCCTGTTTGATAACCAATTCTTCCGCCTTGACTTACATATTCTTTAGTATTATCTGCTACAAATTTTGCAGCTGCTGCATCCATTTCTTCTGGTGGGATTCTAAATTTGTTAGCTCTTCTGTAATAAAAATCTAAATACTGTCTTACTGTTCCTTTTCTTCTTTTATTATATGCTTCTAATGATTCACCAGATTCTCTTTCTCCAACATCTCCTAATGCTTTTTGTGCAGCATAAGCAGCTAATGTACTTCCAGCAAATACTGCTGGTACACCTTTACCGAAAGCTTCTTTCATACTAAAATTTCCGCCTGCTCCTATTAAACCTTTATCTCCAAAAACAGGAACGCCTCCGCCTTCTTTTCCAAATAATACTTTACTAAAAAAACCTTGAGGTTGTGTACCTGTTGCGCCAGCGTTTTTCATAATAGCTGCTTCTTTTGCAGTGTTACCTGCTGTAGTGGCAGTAGGTGTTAGACCTTGATATAAATTACTTGCTCCTTGTCTTATAGTAGGTGCAACATATTTACCAAAACCATAAGTTAAGGCACCTTGTTTAATAGCATCAGTTAAATCTCCTCTTTGATCTAATCTACCTAAACCTCTCATAATACCTGCATAAGGTGCTCCACCTGGAATCATAGCAACAAACGGTGCAGCTTTAACTGCAACATCTGCTAATTCATTAGGTATGAGTTTTCTAGTTCTGTCTACTATTTTATCTTTTGTTTCTTGAAACCAAGAACCTATACCAAATTTTTTCCTTGGATATAAATCGGTGATCCCGCCACCTCTGTATAATTGTCTTTGCATTTTAGATCTGTTTATCATAATGTTTATTATTTTATATTAAAGGCAGGGATTTCACCTGAGTTTCTATTATTACTTGTTTTTTACTCGTAAATCAAGACTATGTTGTAACTTCTCTAGGCTTAATTTCTAAAGCCGAAAGGACTACATGTAGTCTATTTGCAGTAGCTGCAGTCACTTTTATTACTTCGCTTTCTTGTGCGATTAAAGGTGCTGATAATAGCTCTGTTGTAGCATTTGCCGATATTGCTTTTGTCTTAAAAAGGCTGAATACATTATCAGAAGTATCAGTTAAAGTCACGGTAATTGTATCAGCATTACCTGAATCTTCAGACACTAATATTGATTTGATAACAGCAGTAGAAAAAGAAGGCACTGTATACAGTGTCGTTGCACTATTGCTTGTTAAATCTGCTTTTTTATTTACGAAACTATTTGCCATTATGCTAAAAAGAAAGCCTCCGCTTCTGATTCATCTTTCAAATCTTTTTGATAAGATGTGTTTAATTTTTGTACAATACTATCAACGTCTCTAACAAATGATTGTTGAATCTGTTGATTATATTTTTCAGTTGGTTGTGTTAATGATTGTACTATTCTAGCCATTATATATCCTTTGGTTCTGAAGGTAATGCTTTATCTACATTAGTATTTCCTTCATGTAATTTTGCAAAATCTTCTAATTTCATATTTGCTTCATCTGCATTAGCAGGAGTAGATTGTAATACCATTGTTAATGTTGAAACTGGTAAACTAGCTAAGATATTTAATCCTTTCATAGCTAAAGGAGTAAGATTTTGAATATTTACTCCCAATGTTTTTAATATATTAATTTTTAATTTACTTTTGTCAGCTTTATCAAGTAGCCCCAAATTGCTACGGCTGTTAAGGTTTGTAGTTGGTTGACCTGACTCATCAAATAATTTCATCGCTTTTAAAAAAGTTTTTTTTGGAATGTCTGCTGATTTAATTATAGCAGGAAATCTGTTTGCAGCCGCTTTTGCGTATTCAAGGTTATCTGTTATAAATCTACCTATTAAGCTTCCAGTTTTCTTTTTTTTAAAAGGATTTAAACTAACGTTTTCTCCTCTATAAATTTCCATTATCTTCTTCCATCCGGTTGTACATCTAATCTAAAAGTACCTAATTTCCAGTGTTGAGTAACACCAGTGTTATCTACTTTTAAAGATATGGCACGCGCACGTGCTCTAGTGTCTATTTTAGTAGTTGTTGTTGAAGATGTAAAAGGTCCTAAAGATGAACTTGCTTGTGCATCTGTTGGATAATTTTTTAAGTTTAATGTAACTCTTGCATTCCCTGTTTGAGTTAAAAAGTCAGGTATAATTCTTCTTATTTTCATCATAAATTCTCCATCTCCTTGTTGTGGAACGGGAGATTGACCAATATCAAAATCTCCTGATTCAATACTAGCTTCAATAGCAGTTGTTGCACCTGCTTTAATTTGATTAGTTCCAGTTTCATGTTCATAGTAAGTTGTACAACCATCAGTGTTTCCAACGGTCGCATCACTTGTAGAGCTTGAATCATATTCAGTGCCATGTGGTTTACCAAATATAGATGAGTCTGCCCAAGTAGATCTTGCAAGAGAACTTATAGACCATATAGGCCGCTCGCTGCCCGAATCCATGTAATTGTATGTAACGGATCTAGAATTAGATGTAGCACCACTACCTGGATAAAACCAAGTTACTTCACCAAACAAATTATTTAATCCTGCATAGATGTGTTGTCTAGGTACGTCTGCTAAACCATCGTAAACATAGTCTTCAACTAAACATGCTAGTGATTGTAATTGTCCAGTGTATCTAAAAAAACCATTTTCTGACATCCAGTATGCAGATCCATCAACCTCAACTGCAGCGTTTTGTCCAATTAATCCACAGTTAGTTCCAACTTGTTGAAATGAAAACGTAAACGGTGGACCAACAAATCTCATAATAAACAATGCAGTATCGGTCCAAATATAAATTGCATCTCTACCTCTTATTGCTCCAACAATTCTTGTACCATCTGCAAGCCTTTGTGTACCAGCAGTGTTAGTTGAAGTTGGAGTCCAAGTAGTCAATGATTCTTGTGAAGACCATCTAATATACATATCGTCTTGCGTAGAAGTTGTTCCAATTGTTGTTTCTGATCCAAAAGAAATTAAGTGTCTGTCTGGTGTAGAAACTAAAGTAAATTGTGATGCGGTAGGACAACCACTTATAAGTGTTGCTCTAGTAGAAGTTGCACCTGTTGCATTAGAATCCCATTCAAAACTTGCACCATCTGCAATAGTTGCAATAAGTTTGTTACCAAAATTATCTAACGACCACATACCAGGAGCTGTTACAATGTCACCCGTTTGTGATGCACCCCATTTAGTATAGTCTGATGCATTCGTTACAGTAGCTGCATCATTGTGCGATGCTGCTGTTGTGTTATCTGATCCTCTTGTTAATCCAGATAAAGTTCCTGTACCAGTAGTGTTCGATGTATAAGCAATTCTTTCATCATCTATTACAACAGTACCTGAAGCAGGAAATCCGTTTGAGTCATCAAGAACAATACTTGTTGAAGATGAAGTTAAAGCTCCATCTAAAGTAGAACTAACTGCACCTAATGCAGTACCACCCCATAATCCAAGTCCCCAACCAGCGGCTGACTCTTCAACTGCAGGTCCTATTGGATAGTAGTGTTGAACTCTTATTCCACCTGATGTAGATGCTCCTGATCCTGATTCATTCGATCCCATTTCAATTGTAATCGTCGTTGAAGTAGGGACGGTTGCAACCATAAAAACTTTATCATCAAAATCACCAGAACTAAAATTAGAATTGGTAATAGCGGTAAAATTATCCAACTTAATAATATCGTACTGATTAATATTATGAGAAGATGCAAACGTAATCGTAACTGTTGCATCGCTTTGTGTTGTTGTAAAAGCATTTGTTAATGTTGTTGTAGCCTTAATAGGAGTTATATCATAAAAAGCACCTCCTGAATACACATATAAAATTCTGTTTGTGCCTAATGCTGAATATTTAATACCATCTGAATTAACAAATTGGTGCATAGCAGTTGTTCTGCCAGTTAAAGTAATATCTCCTAACTGTGCCCAACCACCTATTTTTTCAGGTGAGCCATATCTAAATCTTACATAATCACCATTAACCCATTGACCCTCGCCGCCCGTTGCTGTGACTTGTTTGTTAATTCCAGGTTGAAATCTTAATTTTTGTAACATAATTATCTCGCGTTAGCTGGCACTTCATTTGAATTTACGAATGGTTGTTCTGCAAAGGCCATGTATATAAATGTGCTTGTTCTATTTACAGTATTTCCACTACTTCTTATTTTAAAACCATTGGATAAAAAATCTAATTGTCCAGTATCAGTTGTTTCAGCAAAATTTTTATTTGCATGTAAAGAGTAAGGAGATACTGAACTATTAAATCCTAGTCTTTTGTTATCAAAGTTAACCCAGTTATCTGATGCATCTATTGGTTTTACCATAAGCCAAGCTGGTCGGAATCCTAGATAGACAAATGTTCCATCAGCATTTCCATTTCCTTCATAGCTTCCAAATTT